CGCGATTCGGCCATAAGATATATTCTTTATCTGCAGTCTTTAATAGATTATTTAGAAGAGGAACAATAATTGTTTCTAGTTTACGAATCTTATCTTTCAACTGTGCTTCTGTCGCATTTTCATCTCCACGTTCTTCCAATCGAAATACTAGCGAAGTCAGCGCGTCTATTTTTTCTTCAATGCGAAGAATATCTGCGGAAGATGTAGATTCTACAGGTGTGTCAACAACATCAGTTTTTCTTATGGCAGTTTCATCGACTGCCGAAAATCCGTAGTCGAGTGAAAGATATTCTGCAGGAACTATTGCATGCGTCGTCATATTAATCCTTAAAAAAAGTTTTCTAGAGATGCGACTGGTTCTTCTTTCCAGCGAATCACATTTAATATTGATCGCAATGGATCAAGAAACGCCTTCTCAAATTGTAAATCATAATCAACATATGCGCTAATTTTAAATTCTTTGGGAAGAATAGATACGATAGATAAAATATTTTCATGCAATGGATTTGGCATCTTCATATAGCAGTATTTTATTTTCTCACCATCTTTAATCGACTCATATTTTTTTGTTAGTTTAAAATCTTTAAGAGCCTTATTGAAGGTTATCGCACCTCGGACTGCAATTGGTATAGCTTTTGTTTCCTTAGAATAAAATTGAACATTCTGAACACTTCTTGGAAACGATATATCCTCAAACGGTAGAGTTTTAAATTTCTTCTTAAACTCTTTGATATATTCTTGCATTCGTTCTTCGCTATGATTCATGATAATGTTCAGAGACTCAGTTAAAGCCAATCTGCAACTAGATGGAGTGGAAGACTTAACTGTTTCAACACCCATCATTTTCAGTTTAGGCTTTTCGTAACGAACACCCTCACTATCATACACGTTTAGAATATATCTTTTCTTAGCTGTCCATATTCCTCTATCAGCGATAACCTCTCGCTTCATATTCATTTTTTGTTGGAAAGCACCGCATCTTCTAGCAAGTTTCTGATAAATATCATCAATAACAGGTTCAAATTTCTCGCGTGCAATCCTATCCAAGAATTCGACAATTCTTTCTTTTGAAATGTTGTCTCTATCTTTAAACACACTTTGCACAAGCATACTAAAAGTAATGTATAAGCTGTCCGTATCGGATGCAATAACATAATCGATTTCATTTGTTTTTAACAATCTATTTATATAGATGTTCAAATGATTTTCTGCCCAACGAATAGCCAATTGACCACCCATCGTAATCGCAGTTGCTTGATCTATGTCGAAGAATCTAAAATACTGATTACCAATCGCGCCGTAAGCACTATTGAGTTGCACTTTCCTAGCCAACTGGATATTCTTGAAGCGTGATATTTCTTTAGAATACTTTTTCTTATCTTCTGGAGTTTTTGCTACTTCGTATTTCTTCTGAGAAACGATCATCTTCTCTTTATAGATCGTTCTATCTGCATAGAGTCTTTCCATAATTTCAGGAAGAAATCCCTGCTTATCATTTTTAAAATAGCTTCCATTTGGTGCAAGACAATATCCGTCGATAAGCGGCAAAGATTTATCACTTAGAAAGTGATCAATAGATATATCCGCTTTCTTACCTTTCAGCATAGTTTCCGGAGAAATATTATACTGCATGATCAAGTGTGGATACAATGAATTCAAGTCGAATGACATTACCCAATCGCTCGATCCGACTTGTGGGTCCTTAACATAAGCACCAATAAACTGTTCAGACTTATGGCCGCCGCCAGAAAGTGGAATAGCAATATTCTTTTTATATAGATGATTGTGAATGATAACATCCCACATCTTCACTTGTGTGAAAGTATCTGCCATATTAACTTTAGCGTCATATGCTAGAGTTAAAACCATCTCGATAAGTTTCATCTTATCGTCTAGTTTATCTACAAGCTCAACATCTCGAATGTTATAATTGATGTAATTGACGAAATCATTTTCATAGAATTCATGAAGAGTTTCGTAACCTAGTTCGTGAAAATCTAATTTCTTTTCACCAAGTTCAGTAAATGCTATATGATCTAGACGATAAGATTCTTGCTGAGTATATGTAAACTTCTTATACATCTCAAGATAATCAAGAACTGCAACGCCGACGATCGTTATTAATGTATGCTCCTTTCCCATGAATTTCGTAGTCTTTTCATTTATATGTTTCCATGGTGAAAGACGTTTGCATTCTTTTTCATCAAGAACCTGACGAATACGATTGACTAGATACGGAATATCAAAGAAAGATATATTCCATCCAGTCAAAATATCTGGTGCGCCGTAGCGTTCCCATTCATCTAAGAACGCCATCAATAGATGTCTTTCATTCTTGCAATGAATATATTTTACATCGTCGCGTTGCGGCTCATAATTATTACAGCCAAACACATAGAAAGTTTTATCTTTCTTAAGTGTAATTGATGTAATTTCTTCACTTGCCAAAGTTACATTTGGAAATCCGTTTCCAGAATATACTTCGATATCAATATTGGCAACTCGAATTCTATCGACATCGTATACAACTTCATTTCGATATTCTTCATTCAGCCAAGCATATTCATATCTAGAAAATCCATAGATAGGAAACCCTGTAACATTTTTATAATTTTCGATGAAGTTCTTAGCTTCGGTGATAGAGTCAAACTCTATTGGTTCTAGGGGTTGTCCTTCGATGCTAGACCAAGAGGCGTCTGATTTGTTTTTTGCAGGAACAAATAGTTTCGGTTTGTAGTGTACCTTTTTAGAAAATGCTCCGTCGTCATCATACCCACGAACAAGAACATTATCTCCCCACAGAATAGCTGATGTATAGAATTTACTCAAAGTGTTTCCAATAAGTCGATATCATATAGTATTATACTTCATTCACATCAAAAAGTAAAGGTCTATTTTGAAAAGGGAATAATTTTTCCTGTAGTTTTTGCTACAACTATTCCAGAACCAAATGCAGAATTATACGCATTTCTAAGATCTGCATTAGGTTCGTATGAAAATAAAATATGCTGAGTTGAAATTCGAATTTCTTTATTATCTGCAAACATCAAATAATCAGCCAGTCCCATAGATTGTCGACCATCGCGACCTGCTTGAATAATTATAGATGCCGGCGCCTTTAAGGTAACACTAGATTCTGACAATGACATATTCGCAATAACTTCTTCACCGCTAATCAATCGTATAATCAATATATTATCCATTATTTTTTCTTCGCCTTTTCTGGAACTTTCTTACCATCAAGTTTTTTGTGAATTTTCACCGTTCTACATTTTTCAGTCGTCTTACCTTTTACAGTTACATTTTTACAAACTTTCTTACTCTCAGCTGCATACACACTGCTATTTAATCCAAAGAATAGCAGCGTTCCAATTAAAATTACTGATTTCATATCAGATCCTTATAGTGATTGATCTTCAGCTGGAACTGGTTTCTTTATAGCAGTCGTCGATACAATCGCTGTGGGTTTTGCAGGTTCAATATTATTTGCAGTACCAGCTATCTTTTCTTGTGTTCTACCAAATGCGGTAATTCCTAATACTGCACCCATCGCTATATGAAATAATCCAGCACCTTGTAGTGTAAGTGGCATCCATTGCGAAAGCGGTTGCTTAGTTATCATTTGAGCCAAACTCCAAATAACTGGAAACACAGCCATATCCAACACACAAATAATCATGTAAGTCCAACCCATAGCAGGTCTCCATTTTTTCTGCATCCAATCTTCTGGTTTCTTTTCTTCTACCATGTTATTTTTCTATATTGATATTAGTTGTGCGTGTGCTGATATGGTATACATTGCCACACAAAACAATGCAAAGCAAAAAAATAATACAAAGCGTTCCATCATTCTCTACTCTTAATCTTTATTGTTATTATAGATTACCAGCACCAAGGACATGGAGAGCATGATCATAGTGTTTTATTCTGTCAGAAAGTCCAATAGTTCCGCCGTTAATACGTTTGGTCATTGTTAAAATATCGCCATTATCAGCATATTGATTTAAATTATTTGTTTCCCAAAACCAACATGCAGATTGAACAGCGCCCTCAAACGTCGAAAGATATTCTGGCAATTCTTCTACAGGAGTTTCGATACTTTCTGCAAATGCAGTATAGTTATCTTTTCCTGTTAGTTGAATCAATCCTCGACCACAATAACGATATCCGTCACCACTAGCTTCGTCACCATTGCCCATGCGATTTCCATAAACTTTATTCGCTATCTTTTCCTGTTGATGAGCATACTGACTTGCTAGTTCGGCATTAGGAAAATATTTGGGAAATACTTTACAAAGACTTTCTGCTTTATAATTTAAATTCTCTTTCAGCGTTTTAAATCCTCCACTTTCATGAGCACATTGAGCCATGAAAGCAGCAACTCTTTCTGGAGTCGATATATCATATTCTGGAAGTAGTTTAGATAAAGCGGAATACCATTCATCTAAATATGATGTATTTGGAAGAATTTCCTCAAGATGTTTTTTTGTAAATACGAATGACATAGAAAATATATCCTTATAATATTTTCTATTTATAAAGAAAGGGGCTTACGCCCCCTTCTCTTCTTACACATTACTTATGTTTGTTTTCTAGCATTGGCTCTAAGTTGTCTGACTTCCTTTAGATAAGAGCTTATACAATAAAGAATATTCATAAGTTTATCCATCATTTAACCTCCACCAAAAATTCTTGACCACGAACAGTCGGATTTTGAGAGTCGTTAATCTCAATCTTTTTTGGCTTCTTATTATCAGCTATTACATACTCTAATGAAATTTTGAGCATACCGTTAATCAGATCTGCACTTTTAATCTCAACACTGTCAGCTAATTCAAATTTTCGTTTGAAGGATCGATCAGCAATTCCCTTATGGAGAAACTCAGCTTTAGATTCTTCGGGTTTGGTTGATCCAGAAATAGTCAGACAACCGTCATTTAATTCGATATCGATATCAGGTTTAGAAAAACCCGCGATAGCTAATTCTAAGACGTATGAATTCTTTTCTGTTTTTTTGATATTATATGGAGGATATCCGCCAGTGGCGACGCTGCGGGCAGCATTGAATTGATCAAATCGATCAAACATCTTATCATAGCCAATAGAAAACGGATCAAATTTGTGTAGGTCTAATAGTGTCATACAATTCTCCTTAAATTCAAGCAAGATTAAAATTGAACCCCCGAAGGCAGTTCATTCAAAGATAATCGACTGATTACCTCTAAATTTATTTATAACGCAGTTTCAACTAGATCGTTTTTTTCCTATATTATATTTTTGCTCTAATATCCATTCAGACTTTTCTTTATATGCAATAATCTTTATCTGTGATATTGGAGCAACTGGGCTTTTTGTCTTTTCAGGATTGATGAGTTTATACAAATTCCACTCTGCAAGAAGATTGCTGATCGTATTTCTACGGGCAACATCATCCTCAGAAAAATTCGTAGGCTTTCCATCCAACGCAAAAAGCTCTTTGAAGTGAACAATGAAATATCTATTTTGTTTATGTAGAATGTGACAAGACTGGAATATTTTTTTATCTTTTTTAGAAGCCACACCAATACGTGTTAGAGTCTCCCGAATCTTTAGAAAATCGTCGGGTGATTCTAATAGAACTTCAATCATATTATCGACTATTATATTCATTACAAGCACCTTTGATACATATATCTAGTATTTATAATAATCTACTTTTTCGTTCCTCCAGTATAGATATAGTCTTTCACAACTTCAAACTGTTCATCCGTCAGAATCTTTGAAATATCTATCGCTTTTCTAAGATTACATTTATAAACTTCTTGAATTATGTCTAATTTCTTAGATTCTTCTGGCTTTAACCACTTACTAAATCTTTTGCGACTTCGAAGGCTTTTCATATAGAAGTCATATTGTAATAGATTATCTAGATGACCCATACGATTCATTTCGTTTGCATACAGAATTGAATCTGCATGGAACGATAACGAGCGATTCGCTAAGAATGGTTTGTAGTCTTTTTCTGCGAGATCGTCATTCTCAGTTCC